ACTCATCATTTTGGCGTAACTTTAAAAAAGATTACCCCTGTCCACCAGCATTTAAACCTGTCTTACAAGCCATACAGAATAATAATCTTAAACACTATGACATAAAATCTACAAATAGAATACAACCAGGGTTTTCTGTAACTAGTTATCTACAAATAGCTAATGGTTTAGGGCTGTTTAAAAAAGATATAAACATAAAAGAATATACAAATCTAACTCCAACAGTAAAAGAAATTAAAAAATTTATAGATCAAAAGACTCAAAGTCTTTAGTAAACCAACTAGCAATGGTTCCTCTTACACCATCTTCAATTTTAGTTACACCATGTATAACGTTACTTTTAAATATTAAGGCTGCACCCTGTTTAGGTTTAAATTTTTTCTTACCTACAAACGTTTGACCTCCTGTAAAGTTATCGTTTAAATATATAAGGGAGCTAACATATCTTGGCTTTAATATTTTACGTATGTTTTCATCAGACCCATGACCGTCATCTCTATGTGCTTCCATGTATTTACCTTTGTGCCATACCACTAAATCTGTGTAGTGAGGGTAAATAGTTTGTTTGTAGTGTAAACTAATAGCCGTACTTAATTTAACAATATATCTTTTAACTAAATCTTTTATGTATGGATCTTCTATTTGACTATAGAATAAATTATTATTTTCAAACCAAGGACGTGTGTTATCTACATTGTAAGTCTTACTAGTATTTTCTTTTAAATAAGAATAAATCTGATTGCAATGATTAGGATTTACAAAGTTTTTTAAATATTTCATGATTCCAATTTGCTTTTACTTTCTTTGTTGTATACGCTCTACCACATCTTCTTGACCTTTGCAAAAGAGGAAAAGGGTATTTTGCTAAAGGGTTATTAGTATAAACATCATCTGTTCCTTTTATACAATCTATATTTATTTCTGGTTCATAAGCATAGCCAGGAGCATTTATATTAAAATCATCTATGGCTATAATACCATGTTTAATACTTTTTATTTCTTGTCTTAAAGGTAGTTCCATACCATTTTCATGTGCATCTAAATAAAATAAAGTATCTTTAGGATATTTAATATTGTTAATTAAATAAACACTTGAAACATTGTGTACTGTAACATTTCTATATTTAGCTAATCTTTCTTTTGCAAAATTAAAATAATTATTGTTAATATCACACGTTATAATTGTTTTCGTAGGATATAACTTAGCGAGGAATTCTGTAGTATCTCCTGTGTTTGATCCAGTCTCTATTATAAAAGAAGCATCAATATCATTTATTAAAGTACAAACTTCGTAAGCTTTGTGTATGTCAAACCCAAAAGGTCCTCCTCCATCATTAAGATCCATAGCAAGTCTAGGTGTAGTATAAAATTCTTTAAGCACGTTTAGTTTTAAAAGCTAGTGTTATTCTAGGTGTATTTAATTTTTTTGGTCCCATTCCTCTGTGTACTTCTTTTGAATCAAACATTATTAATTTGTTAAAATCAAACTTTACTTTTTTATCTTTAGTTTGAAACTCTCCAGATCCTTTTGGTAAAGATTCTGTTGCCATCCATAAACAAGTTGTTTCACCATCATCAGTATGCCAGTCTCCATTCATACCTGTAAATTGAAGATTAGCATAAGCTCGCATAATTCTTATGTCGTGATCAAATTCTTTTACTAGTTTTTCAGCTACCCACATTATAGTTTGATTTGTAGTTAAATCAAAATTAGAGATAAAAAAAGTATTAGAACTTTTGTTAGTAGACGTTGATCTATACTCATATTTACATCCAAATAAATGATCTCGTATATCTATACCTACATCCTTTCTTAACCAGTTTTTTATTATCTTCATTTTCTTTCTATAAAAAAATGCAAATCAGCTTTTGCTTTAGCAATCTCCTCTACATATTTGTCATTTAAATCTGACAAAACTTTTACATAAATTTTTAGTTTTTCTATCTCTGTTTTTAAAGCTTGATTCATTCCAATCTCTCCATCTTTTACAGACTGACAATTATTAAGTTTCATTATCAAAGTTTCTTGGGTTTCTTTTAATTGTTTTATTTCAAGTTCTAAGTCTTTATGTACTGTCATAGTTTACTCCGTAATAAATATTTGTAATGTTTCTCTTAAGAATTTAGGGCCAGGAGAAATCATCGTAACACAGTGTTGGTTTTTATCTTTATAATTTAAAATCATTGATCTGTATTTTGGCTCTATACCTTTTATAGCATTTTTTTTATCTTTGTATAGAAATAATCCACCATCGTTTTTGTAGTAGTTTCTGTTTAAATAGATAGTTGATCCAGCTAAATACATATCATCACCATGCCAAGTTACATAAGACAAAGGAGAGTATATTTTATATTCCATTAAAAATAATTTATCTTTAAATTCTGGAAATTTATTAGTGTATACTCGTTTTATTTTTTTCTCTAATAATTCATGTAGTCGTAAAGAAAGTATAGCTGCGCTTGATTCTACTAATGATGGGTCATAGTTTAAATTACTTACACCCCAAACATTGCTTTTAGCATGTGCATTAACATAATTAAAAATTTGTTTAGCTAAGTCTTCACTTAAAAAATTATTAAATACTTTAATCATCCTTCAAAAAAATGAACTATACAGTATCTACCATCGCCCATTTTATATTTACCTTTCATTTTTATTTCTGTTACTTCATGAAATATCATACCAGGAAACAAAACTAATCTATTGTTTTTACATTCTATTTTTGTTTTAAGATCTGGTAAAATTAAATCTCCACCAGTAAATTTTTTTGGTTCTTTGTTTACCCATATCAAAATAGAATACTTACAAGTATCAGTATGTGGTTCATAATATTGAGTGTCTTCATAATAAGCTATCATTGAACTACTTCTACTTGTATTTCTAAATCCGTTATAGATACCGCAAACGTTTGTTATACGATCATGAAATTCTGTTTCTCTCATTTTATACATAAAAGTTAAAATATCAGAAAGTTTTTTTCCGTCTTGTGTATAATAAGAATCAAGATTAACTCTGTAACAATCGGCTTGATCTCTACCTTCTTTAACAGCAACATTACCATGCTGTGTAATTAATTTTTCTTTAGTAGAATAAAAGTCTAGTTCTTTATAAACTTTTTTTAATTCTTGTTTTGTATACCAGTTATCTATTATTACAGGTTTAAGTATCATTTGTTTCTCTTGCCTTGAAAGTATTTTGGTAAACCTAACATAGGTCTAGTATCATATTTATTTTTTTCTGCTTCAGGATGTTTAACATCATTAAAGTGTAAGAATACTTGTGCACAAATATTACCTTTAAAAGATTCTCTCCAATGTTCTAAATCACATCCTTTGTAAACTAACATATCGCCTGGCTTTAAATCTACTTTAATACCTTTGTTGTTTAAAGGAATATACTCAGGCCCAGAATGATCACCAGCTCCTTTTGGATCTACATATATAGGCCAAGAATCACCAGCAAGAAAAAGCGTAGTAGATATTTCACAACTCATTCTATCTTTGTGTCTTTTAAGAGTGTCGCCTTTTTTATATAACCTAGCGTAAGCATAAGTTTCATGTAGTTTTAATTTAGTTACTTTTTCCATTTTAGGTTTAACGTAATTAAATAAAGTTTCCATAGCTTGGTCACCATAAATAGAAAATGTATTTGGCACTTGTGGATCAATATAAAAACCATGGTCTGTATTGAACTCCGATATATATCTTTCAGCTCGTAAAACATCTAAATTATATTTTTTCATTTCTAAATATCTTGCACAAAACTCAGCAAGTATAGGCGGAATTACATTTCTAATTATGCAGTATCTATTTTTTTTAAACGACATTAAAAATATTTATCCGGATAACAAGTTAAGTTAAAGTGTATAAATCTAAACGGCTCTACTCCTGGGTCTACAGAAAACTCATGCGGAAGAAATGAATTAAAAAACATAAACGTTCCTGGTGTAGGTCTAATGTCTGCCTGAGATATAGAGTTTGTTTGTAGTGGTAACTTGTATGGCAGTTTAGTTATCATAGCTGCTGGTCTTGGGTCATGAAATATTGGATACGATGTTTTTTCACTACACTTTAAAAAATAAAAACCTGACATATGTCCATTGTGTATATGGACTCTTTGGTGTCCCCCACCTTTTTTACCAAATTCTTGGACCCATAAATCTGTAAAGTCTATTATTTGTTTTGACATATCAAAACCCTGTGAATCTAAAATATTAAAAGCTGTTTGTTCTACATACTTAGAAAAAAGGTCCAGTTTTTTATCACCTATTAAAGTCGTAGATGCATGACTTAAACCAATATCACCTACTTTCTTTTTATATATCTTATCTCTTTTTTTCATTTTATCTTTGTTATAGACTTTACCTTCTTCTATGTATTTATCGGTAGCCTTAATCAAAGGTTTTACATAACTATCTTCTTTATAAACATATATTAATGTTTCAAATAATTTATGCACTTTTAATTTTTCTTTATCCATATACCTCCTATTTAAATGGCCATCCTAAATGCCAGATGACTAATGAATATCTAGTCCCTTTCGTAATTGGTTTTACTCTATGCCAAACATGTGACGGAAAAGTGACAACAGTACCTTTTCTTTTTAATTCTTTACACTCAAATATTTGACTTACAGTCTTATTTTTATCAACATCATTATTTCTAAAATCAAATTCAACTTCTCCACCTTCGTATTCTGATGCATCATTTAAAGAAATAATGGTAGAAAGTTTTCTCATCTTACCGTGATGGTTTGGATTCTCGGGTCTGTCGTATACGTAAGGATTTTCTAAAGAATCTGAGTGCCAACCGTAATATTTTTTAGTATTGTATTTTGCAAACTGCACAGGTTCGTTATAGTCCCATTCAAAATTCCAACCTGCTCTTTCATTAGCAGCATTAACAATTGGATTTATTGCTTCATAAATCCATGGTTCAGCAAGAAAAACTACTTTAGTATCTCTTTTATTTTTCTTTTGTTTTTTTAATGTAGTTTTTTTATTGTCTGCACCTATAGTTGTAGCTTCTACAAACTTTCTATCTTTGACTAATTTAAATATATCATCAATAAAAGTAACAGGGAGCACATTTTGATGCCACCAATAATAGTATTTTAATAACATAATCTATCTTTATAGATTATATTTATACTCGAAAAAAAATTAGATGTCTACCCAGTTTGAATTGTCTGCGTCCCAATATTGACCTAACCCATTAAGCCATCTTATATTATCATTGTCCCAAACAAAAAGATCATAGTCTACTCCGCTTGGATCAGGGTCCTGTTCATTAGTGATTTTAGTAGGGACTGCAACAGGTGGAACCCATGTCAATATATTGTCAGTAGTGCTTGAAGTCCAAGTACTATATGGTTGTAGTTCAGCAAAAACATTAGGTCCGCCAACTATACCATAACTAAAAGTAGGTCCGACTACAGGTGAGTTTCCTGGAACCTGTACAAAAGTGTTTGATGTTTTATAAACTGATTGTAACCAAGATGCTGGATTACTTATATCATCTCCAACTTCTATAATTTGGATAACTTTGTTTGCTTCATTAATTCTTGCCCATCTATTATTAGCCATGATCTATAAACTTAAAGTCCCCGTTACGTTAAAAGTAGCAATAGTGCAACAACCAGATGTAGCTGTTGTATTAGAACCAGGTGCAATAGTTACTCTTGGAGCACATGCAGTAGGGTATCTTAACATTACTATACCATTTCCGCCTCTATTTCCTTGAGAGCCGCCACCGCCGCCGCCAAGTCCGTCTGTTCCGTCTTGAGATTGTTGGTTTGGACCACTACCATGTGATGAGCCTTTTCCGCCGCCACCAGATCCGCCAGCTCCAGCATTGTATCCTGGCCAGTAAGCAAATCCTCCGCCACCTCCAGCAAAAGTTTGTCCTGATCCTGTAATTGAATTGGCAGTACCATTTCCTCCAGGGCCACCATTACCTAATCCATTAAATGGTGGGTTAGATGGTTGTGGTAAAGCTTGACCGTTTGTACCGTTTCCTCCCGATGCGCCGCCTCCGCCTCCGCCGCCTCCGGCGATATATGGTTTTGCTCCACCCTGTGCACCTTGTGGTGGTGATACAGGTGGGACGTTTCCTTGACCTACAGGAGTTGGTTGACTAGGACCATTTGAAGTTCCTCCGCCTCCGGCTCCGCCATCTCTTGAATTTGTTCTTGGTGTACATGCAGTCGGTTGACCGTCTCCTTTTCCTCCGCCTGCTGAAGTGATTGTTGCTGCGCCTACTACAGCTGAACATCCTCCTGCTCCGACACACGTGCCGGGAGCAACTCCTGCCCCTACTGTAATTACATTTGCAGCTTTGTCTAAAGTAACTTTAGTTCCTCCTGGAAAAGAAGTACGCATTCCGCCTCCTCCGCCTCCGGATCCGCCGCCTCCGCCGCCGGCCGCGACAACTAAATAATCTACATCTAAAGCTTTAACGCCACCGCCAGCTCCAAATCCTAGTACTTTATATCCAAACATCTTATACTCCTTTTAATATTATGCGTCGTTAGCAGCGTCAGTAGTATAGAATATTTTTACCCCTAGAACTCTTGCATCGGCACTAAACGTATCTGAACCATCTGCTGCGTCTCTTAATAATTGAAAATAAGTTAACTCGCCTGCTGCAGGAGAACCCGCAACTGTCATAGCACTACTTTCAGATGTAATTTGTTGATCTTCAACTGTACCTATACCAGCGTCTGTAACTTCAATTTGTGTTCCATACGCAACGTCAATAGTATCACTGTCAGCACAAGCTACAGCTTGTAAACCAAATATACAGTTACCTGTATTTGTAGAACCTGGTGTCCAATAAACTTGATAAGTTAATGTTCCTTCGTTCCATGATTTAGGCATGGCCACTGAAAATTGTGCGTACTCTGCTGTACCTGCATCAAAATCTAATACTTTCATATCAGGTCTTGTTGCTGTTGTTTCAACTTGAGCACCTTCGGCACCATTAGTTGATGCTCCATACATTGCAGATGCAGGAACCCATATAGTTTCTTTTCCTGCAATTTTAACTGCAGCTGTTCCTGATTTAAGTACACCTGTTCCTTTAGGATTTAAATTTATATCAACATTAGTTTCACCTGTTGCTGATAAAGTTGGACCATTACCTGTTGCTGCGTTAGCTAAAGTAAATTCATTAACTGCTGAACCTGTTGCAGTAAGATTAATTAATTCATTTCCATTTGTGTCTGAAATTTTTGTTCCGATTGCGGGACTTGTTAAAGTTTTATTTGTTAAAGTTTGTGTTCCAGTAAGTGTTACATCTCCAGCTGGTAGAGTATCAATGTCTGGATTAGTTCCATCATTTGCAGTTGCAAATACAAGAGCATCTCCTTTATCTCCTGCTGCAAAAGTAAAAGTATCCCCAGAACCTGAAGCATATTTAAATTGAACTGTGTATGAACCAGATGTTGAATTTCTTAAAAAATAAAAAGTTTGAACATCTAAAGGAATTGTTACGATTTGATTTCCTGTAATAGTTCCTGTGAACTCAATCATTCTATGAGATAAAGTTGCACCAGTTGATCCATCAGAAACTGTAAGAGCTGTAGTTTGTGCACCACCTGCTATCGATTGAGTAGTATATCCACCTGAAATTTGTTCGATTATATTTAAATTAGTGTTAGTTTTTGTTCCCCATGTACCGGCGTTTTCACCAGTTGCCATTAGTTCTACACCGAGAGCCGTATAAGTTGATGCCATAATTTTGTTCTCCTAATTAATATCTTTTTTTATTTGGTTTTATACTTAATGTCAATAACATATTTTATTAAGTTCCTTGTGTAACACGCGAATAATTAGCGTCTTGTGTGGCAGTTATTCGTTGATATCCTATAGGCGCTACTCCAATAGGAGACACACTAGCAGTTGCTGATACTCCTGTCAATCCCATAACTTGATCTGCAGGATCTATTGTTCCTGTTGATGAAGTTGCTAAAAGACCTGTCAATCCCATAACTTGATCTGCAGGATCTATTGTTCCCGTAGATGCAGTCATTCCAAATCCTGTTAAATTTACAATAGGATTTTGAGAAGTTGCAACAGTGCCTAAACTTGTTTGAGCTTCTAAACCAGTTAATCCCATTACATCTGCTGGTGTTAATGCACCAAATGCTGATGTTGCTGAGACTCCTGTTAAAGCTACATCTATATTAAAGTTTACAGTTACTGCACCAATTGCTGATGAAGCACTTTGACCATCCGGTATTAAAGTAAGGTCTGATATTGCAGTAGGACTTCCAACTGTTGATGTTGCAGATACTCCGGTTAAACCCATTACATCTGCTACTTGTAAATAATATTCTCCACCCCAACCAGTTGTTGCAGATCCCCAAGTTTGTTTACCCCAACTAACGTCTTCTCCAATACCTGTAGTTGCTTCAACACCAGAAACTATTACAACTGTTTGTCCAGATTCTCCCCAGTTTTCAACACCCCAACCGTCTTGTCCCCAACCAGTATTAATTTCTGTTGTAATTGTAGGTGAACCTAAACTAGAAGTTAATCCAAAACCTGTTACTTTTTCTGTAACTCCTGCTCCATCCCAATCATTTGCACCCCATTCTAATCTACCCCAACCTTCAGTGGATGCTGCATAAGCTAAATCACCAAGAGTTGATGTTAAACCAAAACCTGTTAGTGGAATAACAGGACTAAAACTTTCGCCCCATGGTTCATTACCATATTCAGCTCTACCCCATCCTTGTTCCGCACCAGCTATAGGAACTCCAACAGATGATGTTAATGATAAACCTGTTAAAGCAACAACTTCATCATTAGCTTGACCCCATGAACCACCGGTTCCCCAGGAGTCAGCACCCCAACCAGTTGTGAACGCTGAACTTATTCCCCAAAGATTTGCACTCCAATTTCCTGCTCCCCAAAAATTAGTATCAGGAGTATTTGCTTGGCCACCCATTCCTGAGTGGTATTGACAATAATAATATAAAGTTGGTGCAGAAGCTGCTATTTCTATTTGAACATATGCTCCAGCTTGACCTGCAGTTCCATTTGTAGTTACGTTTGTAGTATATTCACTACCACCAGAATGTGTTCCGTCACTTGTTGTTGAAAATTTAAAAGGGTGTCCGCCAACCGTACCATCAGAAACATCAAATTTAAAAGTTGCACCTTCAACTAATTCTAAAGTTGGTTGTTGAACTCCATCGATATAATATTTACCGCCGGCAACTGTTACTGTGAATGTTCGGTTTACCGACATAAGGATTTACTCCTTATGCTATACGAAGTATTGCGTTAGATGCGTCTGCTACTGGAAATTGAATTGTAAAAGTTCCACTTGTTACAGTTTTGTCCGAACCAAATGCAATCGTACAAACTGCAGGGTCACCACTTGCTGAGTCGTTAAAAATTAAACAACCGTTAGCTGTGAAAGAAGCTGATGTCCAAGAGATATCATTAAAGTCACAACATGCAGTATCAGTTGATAAAGCAGGGTTGACACTTGTTAATGCTTTTCCTTTTGGCTGGTAAGCTGTACCTGATGTGTTTGTAATTTCAGTGTTAGATCCACCGCCTGGATTTGTTGCATACGCTGTTGTTGATTTATTTAAAGTTGCAGAGCTTGTGTATAAAGCTATGTTAAAAGTGTTTCCTCCAGATGCTAAGAAATTGTGTTTAGCTTCTAGAACTTCTGTTTTGAAACTGTTGCATACTGCCGATACTATTGCCATAATATTTTTCTCCTAATTATTGAGGCGGTGACTCGATTGGTATTCTTATTGTTCCATCCGTGTAATCGTCTCTTCTTCGTCTTCCAATTTGCATCGCTGCAAACTTTTGTAGTTCAGTTTTATACTTTTGCTCGTACAATGTCAACATATCAGTTGGACCTTTTAAAAATCCATATGCCTCTACTAAACATGCGTATAGCAGACCTTGAGGGAAATACAAGCTAACATAATTTGTCTGATTAGTGGACTCTAACGTATCAGGCATTTTATTATAATATATTCTAAAATTGTAATTAGCGTCTGGAGTGGGTGCTAAATAGATAGATCCTGAGTCTGTAGCCCCTAATCCTGTTGCTCCACCAAACATAGCATAATATTTAGGTTTTCCAGTAACATCTGCTCCTGATGTAGTTGACCCTTCTGGACCTGTTAATCTTCCTACATACTCACTTAAAAAAGTTTGATCTCGTCTTTCCAACCATGTACCTTTTTCTGTTGTATTAGTAGCGTTAAATACTTCTACACCTCTTACAAATAAAGTTCCTGCTGGAACTCTAATATTATCTACATCAGTTGCCATTGTACCTTGGTCCACGAATCTGTCTGAATCCATAGGTAAATCCATCATAATTCTTTGTTGGGCATTTAAAATAAAACTTTCTAAAATAGCTGTTGTAAAGACATTAGAATCTACTTCTGTATAGTCTTTAATCATTGTAACTAATGTGTTGTAACTAATTCCTGACATAACTAACCTCTATCATTTACGGGTCCAATTGTACACTGAAAACCGCCTCCTGTTGCTGTGCTTCCAGCGTTAGATACTAAAGGCACTGTTATAGAATTATATTGTGTTTCTGTAGCTTGTGTTCCATTAGGTAATGTAGGACCAACTTCTACTGTAGTTGCAACTGCCGTTGCTAAATATGATCCAAAAACTTTTGCTCCGTTTGCGTGAGTTGTTGCCGTAGTATTAGAAAAAGTAATTCCTCT